ATTTCTTCTAAAACAATTTCACCTACACCTGTACCAAACACAGCAGCATTAATAAGACACTCAGCAACAGCCTTACGAACCTTTGTGTTTTCAAAGTCTTCTGTTAGTTTGTTGCGTAAGTATTGTATGTCTTGGGAGTCTGTGTCGTTTACATTGTCACTGATGTCAAACCACTTACCTCTACCAAATGTGGCTTCTTCTAGTTCTGCTACGTTAGACTCTACAGCCTGCTGAAGCGCAGGAGAGATAATTCTAGAACGCTCTGTTGCTCTTTCAGAGTCAGCAGGGTCCCATTGACCTCTCCATAGCCTATAGTATTCCTCAAACTTTTCTTCGTAGTTTGACTCATAGTTGTCTCTCCAGTTTTCACACTTAGTAATTACCCACTCTTCTAGAGATTCTTGGATCATTAGTGGGTCTGGATTTAAAAGTTCATCTGCCATAGTATTTTCCTTAGATTATTGCTACGCTGTAACCAAGTGTAAAAAACACTACAGCAGAAATTGCGTAGATTCCATATGTATTGAAAGGTCTAAAAACACGTCTATTACTCATAGCTTTTACTAGCTCGTTTGGTATGGGATTCATCATTGTTAATAGCCTGCTACTATATCTAGTATTTCGTGATCGTCAATTTCAAAGTCGTAGTCATAAGCTACTTTAGCTAGTTGATCTATGTAAGCAAGTGAGTCAACCAAATCATCGTGAGTCAAAGGATCAGGGAACTGAAACAGTTGATCCATAAATTTGTTGTTCCATTCTGCTTTTCTTAGTTCTATCTGACCGTTTTCAAACCTTCCCTGCAAAGCCCACATAACCCTATCGGTCTTTTTCTTGTTCCCGTGGGTTAGTTCTTCGACTCTAAAAAATCTCCCGTACTGCTTCATTAAATCTGTCAGGGGACTCATTACAGCCTGCTTTGCTATTCCTCTTTCAATACCAACACTGACGGGTTCATAATCTCTAACGGCCTGAAATATCTTGGAGGCAGTCTCGTCAAGGCTCCACCGCCCATGTATAATGTTATCAACGTACCAACCATCAGTACCAACTTTAACAACAGCGATTGCAGTTTCATCAAGTTTAGTGTTCTTTGTCCTTTTCTTGTTGACTTCTTCAAAGCCAGCTAAGTCAATAGCAATGTAGTATTGAGCATCCTCTGGTTCCTCACCAAAGTGTACCCAATCCTCTTTAAACATTTCAGAGCCTCTGGCTTCAAACGATGCCATAAACTCCTGACGGAACGCGTAAGAGGACATAGACTTCTTGGCTGTGTCAATCTCATCAGGGTCTAGTATAGGGTTGTCATAAGACGTAAAGTGCCACCCTTTGTACGTTTCGTCATCTCCTAGTTCTGCTAGTTTGTACAGTTCGTAGAAGTGGTTTCTGCCCATAGGCGTACCTATGAACATTGCTGAACCTTTTTGGTCAGCTAGTGCAGGACGGAGGATCTGCTCCCATACGTCAGGCTTCATGTCTGCGTACTCGTCCATTACAAGAAACTTCAAGGAAACACCACGCATTGTCTCTGGCCTGTCGGCTCCTTTAAGACTAATCGTAGCCCCGTTGACCAGCTTGATCTGTAGATTATTGATGTGGGCACCAGTAATCACAGGGTTTCCTAGCTCCATCAGGGTTTGCCACATGATATCACGGGCCTGTCCCTGCGTGGGCGCAACGTAAAAAACTTGACCTTTGTCGGTCTGTAGTGCGTTAATGATAAGTAACCATGCAGCGAGGCGTGACTTCCCTGTCCGTCGCCCTGCCGCTACTACCTTGAACCGTGTAGGATCAGAGTAGACTTCCTGCTGCCACGGCAACAGTTGTACATTTAAATCAGTCACGAACTAGGGCAAGCTGCTCCGTCTGAAGACGCATCATAGGGATCATCGCCACATCCATACTTTTGATCGTTGTTTGTATCACAAAAAGTATAATAACTTACTAATTCAAAAGTATAGCCCGCAGGTACGAAAGCTTTACACCACGGATGCTCACCGGGACTGCCAGTATTAGCTGGTTCTGTTTGTGTATAATCTCGCTTAGGCCACGGTACTTGTTTTGTAAATGATACGTTTCCTGATCCTAAGAAGTCTTGCCGAATAAACAAAGGAGTATTTACATGAGCAACAAACACTTCTTCTCCATTTTTTAATGTGTACGTAGAACCGTCTGGATAATTAATAACAGGTGGGCTTTCAGCAAAAGTAGCAAAACTTACAACGCTTGCTAATACAGCCGCAACAACAGTAATTACAAGTGCATATGTTTTATCAGTCATGGTTTTAGTTTCCGTTAAAGTTAACAAAGGTTTATGTTCTTAGTATATAACATTAGTACGTCCAGATAACAGGCACTGTAGCCCGTATGTCCAAGTGAATAAAGTCACCAGCGACCCCTATGCCAGTAAAGCCGTGTTCTAAGGCAGCTTTTATTAACGAATACCGATGAGCAGAGTTAGTTATCTTTATGTCTGCTGCTATGCCTTGCGCGTGAGTCCCCGGTATCTCTTTTATAGCCTCTAACGGGTGGCTAGGGCTTCTGTAGCCGCTGGTGATAACAAAAGGAAGACCACAATAGTGCCTAAGTGCATCTAGTTTTTCTAGAAACTCAGGATTCATATTGTTTTCACCTGTTTCTTTGCAGTCAAACTCTGACATAGAGAAGTATTTCACTAATTGGCTTCTTCTACTGTTTTCTTTGCCCTAGTTACATCGTTGAAGTACGCTCGTTCACAGTGGTCAGTGCCTAAGAAAACAAAATCAATAACTGTATTGAGTACAGACCAAGACTTACTTACCTCTTTGAGCCTGTGTGATCGTCCTGAGACAGACTCATTAGCATTATCACCCAGTAGTACAGCTACATTCAATAACTGAGAACTAGCATCACCAACTCTAATCGCGTATTTTAGTAATCCATCTAGTTTATTCTGTGACATCAGTAGCCTCACCTTCGATTTCGTCCCCATTAGAAATAGTTGTAGCTCCAACCCCAGTGATGTTAATCTGTATCGCACTTCTTCCCGCATCTTTGATAACATCTTTCTCAAATGCAGCAACAGGAAGAATACGATCCATAACTAACTTCCACGCAGCAGCTTGATTCTTGTGGTCTGGGTCTGTAGCAGCTTCAAAGATAGCATCCATAACAGCACGAGAACGAGGAGAGTTTAACATCCTTGCTTTGTACTCATTTATAATAGCTGCATCGCCTTTAGGCCGTCCTACAGCCCCTCTACCCCCTTTTTTCTTAGAGGAAACAGAAGACTTTTTAGGGCGACCAACAGGATTACCTGAACTACTGTCGTTATCCATCTATATAGATCCTACCTTAATGGCTTTTTGGTTTGTTACTTATATTTGTTTCTTGTTGTTATCATGTTGTTTGCTATATAGTATATATTATACCATACTTTTTTTAATTTGTCAAGCTAAACTTAGAAAGAGAGAACTATTTACAGTTTTCTGTGGGGAAACCTTCGGATTTACAGTGCAGATTGTCTGTATATTTACAGAACAGACTAGTTCTATATAACTTTTTGATATATAAGCACAAAGAACTAGAACTATCATGGCCTAATTTGACTCTTTTTTGTGTCTGAGCAGCACCACCGCGCGTAGACCTGTGCAAATCCCCTCCCCCCCCCCTATGCAGATCTGCGAAAACAAACAAACGTGATTGTTTTTTATGTCGATCGCCACAGATTGAAGAGTGTGGGGTGAGATGGGTCCATCATAGGGCCAACGCTAACGATCAATACAGGGCGATTGAGGGACTCTGACAAGGTAAACTCAAGTTTACATTTAGGAATATTTATTTAGAAAAAGCTTGCAATTCTAAAACTAGGCATGAGACAATTTGTTATGGCAGTATTTTCTGCTACTTATAAAGGTAAATTGTTATGTCAAATTCAAATCAAAATACAAACCCTTTCCTATCGGTTGAGATGGCCGGTAAAGATGTCGCCATTGCCCAACAGGATGCGGCACGATCTGTAATGGCAGTCGCTGTTGAAACGATTAAGAAGAATGTTCACACCAAAGAAGACGCCAAGGCATTTTTGACAGGTTATGCAGACCAGATTGCCACCACCAACAAAGATAGCGTCAAAAGTTTGAAGTCCAGAATGGCGCGGATTGTCAAAGTGCTGATTGTTTCGGATGAAAAGCTAAACGAGTTTCACAAGCTATCTAAACCCGCTGACGGGCAAAAGCTTATTGCGAAGTTATCCAAGAAGTGCGACGGCTTAAAGCCCCTGTATGATGCACTGGCAATCCCAAGCGCGGAACCAGTGACCAGCGAAGGCGACAGCGAAGGTGAACCGACCGACGCGGACAAAAAGA